ATGTTTCCGCATATAAATCGATTTGTTGATATTATTGATCTGCTGCCCCTGCCTCTGCGCGTCCGTGAGCTCGATCTGCGCATTGTCCTGGGCGTTGGTGATGACCTCCCGCTGAAACCGGATGCGGACATTTTTCAGCTGATAATCCGTCCCGTTACCGGCATTGATCTCATCCAGAACCACCTTTATGATCTTTTTCAGGAATTCTTTCAGCCGGATCTCCAGCTTGTTGCATTTCAGATCCAGCAGCGCATACCGGCTCTTTATCACCACATTGGTGATATTGCCATCCCCGATCTGCGCGGAATTGAACCCCATCCCGAAACGGTATATATTCTTCTCATCCAGCTCCAGCTTGACCTTCCTGGCCTCATAGGGGATATCCACCGTCTTGATATCCAGCTTCCCGTCCGGCGAAGTCCCGATATACTTTTTTGCCTTGATATTCGTCACCAGTTCGTTCAGATCTGCCCCCTGGAAACCGGATACCACATAGATGGCGTCCGTGAAATCCTGCAGATTGTTCGACAGGCTGCAGGCCATAAGATCGTAATCGTCAATCAGATCCTTAATCGGCTTTAAGCCGCTGAAACGCTTCGAACCGTTATCTATCCGGAAAAACGGGATAAAATGAAAAGAAGAGCCGAACCGCTCTCCTCTCTCATTCCTCGTTATGATGTGCGGCCTTGGATTCAGCGCCGCCCCGTCGTCTGTTTCGATTTCCCCGCCTCCGGCCTGTACATAATAGTGCGTCTCCCTTTCATCCCACACCTGGATCCTCTTTACTTCCTTTTCCCCAGGCCCCATCCGGTCCAGGTACCAGTAAATCACATGCTCCTCCCCATCCAGCGCGTCCTTTGCCTCCACCTCTATGACGCCTATGGAATCCGCATGCTGAAAGCCTATCCGGTTCTCCTCGGTATAATAGGCATACAGATAATCGAACCCCTTCACCACACACCCCGTGAGCGCCTCATACACCTCTGCCCAGAAACTGTCATCAAAATACTCATCCAGCAGAGACTGCAGGCCCGGATCGTCGGACTGTATGAAATTCTCATCTCCGGAGAGCATGTACTGGACTTCCTGGTCTGCCAGCTCCGTGAAAAAAGGGTGGGAGATCCTCACATTGCTCCGCGTCGGATCCTCTTTCACATTCCCGTCGGCGTCCACATAAAAAATCCGGGCGCCCATGATCTTATGTTCACCCTCATAGTATTTCAGCCCCTGCCTTGCCATTCTTTTTCTGTGCGATGAACTGTCATCTTCCATGAAACGTTTGATTTCATTCAGTTGTAGCATCTCTGTTCCTTCCTCCCCGGCAGACCTGCCATAAGATTTCACCGTTTTCCAGGGTACCGCCTTTCAGGCCGCCACTGTTTTCCGGAATTCCGCCCTTAAACATCTAATACAGCCATGTATCCGGTTCATGCATGGCAAGGGACAGGGAATCCGCCGTGTCCGGAGAACCCAGCCCCCTCTTTTTCATGTCTTCTTTCGATTCCAGCTGTATCTTTCCTTTCGATGTCATATGGTACTTCCGTACGCTGAGCTGTTTTATCATCTCTTCGTCATAGGGGAGCTCTATCTGCGCATCCCGCTTCCCCTGCATATGATCGGAAAAATTGCTCTCCAGCAGTTCTTTGATATTTCCCCATATCTGCGCCCCCAGGTTAAAATAATACCCGTCCGTGGCGGAATCCCCGTTGTTTACCGGGATCACCATACAGGGCAGCTTCTCCTCCCGGATCACTTCCCTGAGCCGGTCCGTCACTCCGCCGCCCACACCGGAATCATCCACCTTGATGAGGCACTTTTTTATATGCGGGAACCGGCCCATATAGTCCTTGCAGCACCGGATCACGTTTCCCGCCGTCTCCATCGTATCCCTCCTGCTGTATTTTCGGAATTCATACACCTTTGCGCTAATCCGCGGCGTAATGACCGTCTTGTCGTCCCCGAACCTCGCCACGTCAACCCCGATATGCAGCATACGCGCCGCTTCGATATCCGCCTGTCGGATCCGGTTCTCCTGTGAACAGGCCAGCTCCACCGTCTCCAGGGAGATGAAAGAGTCCAGCGCGCCCCTGGGGAACTGCCCGTCGATGCGCACCCGGCATACATCGGAGTCCCTCCCGTACTTTGACTCCAGCATTTCTATGTTGTCTCTGGAGGTGCGCATGCTGTCCCGGCTGCTCACGGTGTGGGTTCTGTACTTATCCCTGTCCTTGTGGAAAGCGTCATAGAAGACGCCCTCTATCCGGTTCGGGTTCCCCATCAGGAGAAGCTTATTGTCCTCGCCGGTCAGCGTACCCAGTATGGCTTCCATGATCGGATCCGCGACGCCGGATGCCTCATCCACTACCACCAGCATATGGTCCTCGTGGAACCCCTGCATATTCTCCGGCTTGGTCGCCGTCTTTGCCGTAGCAAACCAGCGCTCCGAAGCGCCCGTCATATAGACCTTGGTCTTGGTCCATGTGAGCAGATTTTTCACCCGGGAAGAATCCAGCCACTTTGCAATCTCCGCCCAGAGCACATCATAGAGCTGCTGCATGGTGGGCGCTGTGGCTATCACCCTGGAATAGGGCCGGCAGACAAGGAACCACAGAATAAGCCCCGCCTCCAGCGCTGTCTTGCCGACGCCCTGGCCGGACTTCACCGCAACTTTCGGGTACGCCGCCACATCCGCGGCAACTTCCTCCTGCCAGCTGTCGCACTTAAGATCCAGCAGGTCTTCCAGGAAGGCGGCCGGATCATCATAATATACTTCAAGAGCTTCCTCCAGCACACTCTTCTGCCTCGACATCTCCTGCACCCCGGCCAGCTTCTGCCGCTTTCTCTTTCCTTCTTTTCGCTATGTCAATGACTGCCTGTTTCCAGTCCTGCACCTGATCCTTTGCCTCATCCTTCTGCACTATCTGCGACTGCAGAAGGGCAATCCGGGCTTTCTGCTCCTCTGTTGCCATACCCATGTGGTCGGCCAGCCAGTCTAATGCCCGCATCCGGTCCGCCAGTTTTATACTTGCTCCCTCTTTCCCCTGCTTCACCTCACTGACCAGTGTTCCGTCAACACCACTGCTATCCATCAAATCAACGAAGGGAACCTGTACCGTCCGCTCCTCTCCGGATTTATCCGTATACTGAACTTCCCTGGTTCCGAAGGTGACATAGTCGGTTATATCTGCAAAAGCAATGTCCATGTACTTCTGGAAGATATCGTGTTCCGACAGCAGCTCCCTGTTAAGCCGGTTCTGTTTCAGGCTTTCGATTTCTGTCCGGATGTTAGCAAATGTTAGCATACGTGAACCATTTACTCTCGCCGTATATTCGTCGCATCCATATGCTTTTTGATATGCCTTCGTAGCATTAAAGCACCGGACATAATGTAGGCAAAAAAGCCTTTGCTTATCTGTCAGATCGGGGTTCTCTATTACCTGTTTGACATCTGATGCAATGGCTCTTTCTTTATCGGTTTTGATATGCTCTTTTTTATTCCGAACGTTCGCTTTCTTATACGAATGTTCGCTATCCCACTTATGGGTACATTTCCACCGCCTGACAGTTCCCTCCGGGAGCCCGAGTTCCCCGGCGATATCAACAAGCTTCCGCCCCTGCAGGTACATGGCCTTCGCCTGCTCTATTCTCTTATCCGGCGCCCTGGCCATGACCACCACCTCTTATTCGTCGGTTTTGGAGTATAGAAAAAGCAGCCCCTGCGGACTGCCTTTCCTTTCGCTTCTCGATGATACCATAATATCACACTTTGGACTGAATTTCTATGAACTCTTTTGGCAATTTTAGATGCGCAAGCGCTTCCCCATGAATCTTTAATACCCATCGCTCAGAATAATGCATTTTCTCTGCGATCTCCCACCAGGCAAGCCCCTTTATGTACCGGTAAAAAAGGACATCCAACTCACTTTCACTCGACAGGTTCTTAATCCGCTTAACGATCTCATTATAAGCCCTTACCCGCCGGCGCCGTTCCTCCAGAAGCTTCCGCTCCAGCTGATCCAATTCTGCAGCATATCCCGACATATCAGTCTGGCCGGAGCCGTGAGGCATCCCGTCAATGTTTACAAATATCGCCATTTTCATCGCGCGGAGTTCTTCCAGTTCGGCTTCGATCCGGTCAAGCCTTCGCACATGCTGTCTGTATCCCCGGAGATATTCTTTTTTCAGCTCATTTTCCGTTGTCATCTCTGCCTCCTTCACCCTGTTACTGTTGCACCGGTGCAACCGCTCATATGCTCGCCGATTTTATTGCCATTCAAATCTCTTCATACGGTTCCGGAAGAGGCATCCAGGCATTGACAATAAGATCCTGGCTTATGCAGCTTGCTTCCTCATCGCCCAGATAAAATATCCCGCCGCCCTCTTCATCCTCTTCATAGCGGCCTACAAGTGGAATGCCAAAATTTTCAAAAGACAGTAAAATGTATCCTTCATCCGCAGGCGGTTCCTCCGCAGGAGTCCACTTTTTCAGCAGCTTCCCCTGTTCCTCTAAGTCCTCATATTCTTTTAATCTCTTTGCCGATTCACGTAGCACTTTACACGTTTTATCTAGGCAGTTTCTATCGCAACTTCTTTCATACTCTTCGCAATTATAAAGTACTTCGCCATAAAAAAGCTTTCGCTCAGTCAATCTCTCCCTCTTTTTCTTTCCTTCCACAGTGTCCCTCAATTATCCTTTCCTCTGCAGCTCTTTCAGAAACTCCACCAACTCCGTCTCGCTATTCGAGAACCTGGTATATTTTTTGTTGATATTCATAAAGCGGGTTGCCAGGGAATAATCCATGTGCAGCTCCCTCTGCAGATATTCGTCAAGGCAGTCGTACATTTTCAGCCACAGCTGCTCGTCGTACATTTTCCGCAGCAGGTATCCCAGCCGCACTGCATCGCTGGCCGACCGCCTCATTGTGGTCTTAATCTCTCTGTTCAAATTCTCATAATCCAGATCTGCTATAAAATCATTTATCATACACACTTTCCCTCCTGAAAATCAATCCCTCTTCAAAACCTTATCCACCCTTGCCTTTAATGCGTTCAACAGCTCTGCCTGACAGTCTCCTTTCTGGCCAAGGGCCGCCATGACATCCTCATCCACGCTTCCGGCCACCACCAGGTGATGGACAAATACCGTATGCTCCTGCCCCTGCCTGTGCAGCCTGGCGTTCGCCTGCTGGTACAGTTCCAGGCTCCAGTTCAGTCCGAACCATACCACGTCGTTCCCTCCCTGCTGCAGATTCAGGCCGTAAGCGACGCTTGCCGGATGCGCCAGGAGGACATCTACCAGGTGCCCGTTCCAGGCATCGATATCCCTGCTCCCCTCCAGGCGCCTAACCCTCAGCTTTGTCTTCCGCAGAGCCCGCTCCAGCCTCTCCAGGTCATGCTGAAAGTTATAAAATACCAGTGCAGGCTTGCCGTTCAGCTCTTCTACCAGTTCCATAAAGGCCTCCACCTTGTTATCATGAATTTCAATGACCTCCCTTTTTCCGTCCGCCGTCATGTTATACATGGCGCCGTTCCCCAGTTGCAGAAGCTTGTTGCTCAACACCGCCGCGCTCCCGGCATCCAGCACAGTGTTTTCGAACTCCAGGATCCGCTGCTTCTCCATCTCGTCATAAGCCTTCTGCGCTTTCCCATCCAGCTTTATGTAGCGGGTATTATCCAGACACGCCGGCAGCTCCAGGTAATCCTCCGCCGACAGGCTGATGCAGATATCCCGGATCCGTTCCTGTATCTGCCCTTCCGCACCGTCCCTCGGCTCATAGCTGAAAACCGTGGTCGCATTCCTTTTCCCTGGAATGAAATACTGGTTGCGGTACTCTGTAATAGTCCTTCCCAGCCGCTTCCCTCCATCCAGCAGAAAAATCTGCGCCCAGAGATCCATGTATCCGTTTGACGCCGGCGTGCCCGTCAGCTCATACAGCCGCCGGATATGTCCGCGGATGCTCCGTAGGGACTTGAACCGCTTCGCCCGGTGGCTTTTAAAGCTGCTAGACTCGTCTATCACCACCGTGTCAAACGGCCAGTCATTCCGGTAATGGTCCACAAGCCAGGTCACATTTTCCCGGTTGATCACATACACATCCCCGGGCGATGCCAGGGCCCGGATCCTTTTCTGCAGACTGCCCAGTACCGGCACCACCCGCAGAAGCCGCAGGTGCTCCCACTTTGCCTGCTCTCTGGACCAGGTGTCTTCCGCAACCTTCTTCGGCGCTATGACCAGGCACTTCTGCATCTGGAAACGGTTGTACCTCAAATCGTTCAGGACGGTCAGCGTGGTCACAGTCTTACCGAGTCCCATCCCCAGAAACAGCGCCAACGCCGGCTCCTGCAGCATCCGCTGTATGCAGTATCTCTGATAGTTGTGCGGCTTAAAGATCATTGGTGCCCCTCCGTTTCCTGTGAACCCTCCGGATCGGACAGGCCAGACAGGAACCAGTCCACTTCTGCCTGGGAATCGGCAAGCCCGGCCTTACATCCCAGCTCCCGAAGCTGCCGGATCCGGTGGCTCTGCTCCTTCCGGGGTTTCTTTCCCGGCGCTTTCAGCTCCAGGAAGCCGATCTTTCCTCCCGGGAGTATCACTACGCGGTCGGGCACTCCTGTGCATCCGGGTGAAACAAATTTGAGCGCCATGCCTCCCATCTCTGCGGCTTTGTCTATCAGGTATTTTTCAATCTCTTTCTCCTGCATCATTCCTCCAATCCGGTTCCCCTCTTCCGAGAACCCCGCCAATGTAACATTCCTCGCGTGCACACGTACGCGTATTGGTTATATGAATCAAGGGTATCAAGGGTTACGTATACCCTTATTTCCCTTGTTATATTATCTATATATAGAAGAATGTAACAATGTAACAAACAGGGGAAAATCAAGTATCTATCAGCGTTTCCGGCGTAACATTCGAATGTAACAATGTAACAGAATGTAACACGCGCCCGTTACATTCTCGCCACAGAATGTTACGGAAAAAGGGGCTATGTTATATCCCTTATGTACCCCCTCTGTAATCCGTAATCGCCCCCGAACCGCAGCGGCCGCTCCGCCCGCTTCCACCCGGGCATCCTGTCAAGGGCCCCATTGATCTCCCTTGCCTCCGACTTTTTCATCCGGGTAAACTGCCGGAAGCACTCATTCCAAATCTCCAGCGCGCATATCCTGTCGCGGTATACCAGGCTGCTCTCATCCGCCTGCTGCTGGTTAAAGGCATTGTCAAGCCAGTTCCTTCTGTCCGCCAGGCCTTTCTGGTACCATCCTGCGGGCACTTTCCTCTGCAGGAATTCTGCAATAAGTCCCTCATTCGGATCGGATTCCCTGTGCCCCTCCTGAGCCTCCTGGGCCTGGTTCTGCGCGGCCCCGGACAGCAGCAAAGACTCCCCGCTTTTATACAGATACAATGCCTCCGCCCATATCATTGGCACCTCCCCCGGCAGTTCTCGGAACACAGATTTTCTCGGCGGGTGCTTTGACAGATCTACGGGCCAGAACCGGCGCCCCCCAGTCTCGTCTTTCAAAAATTCCTTTTCATTGGTAGTCCCCACCAGCAGGCAGCGCCGGGGATAATTTTCTGTCCTGCGGCCATATGCCGCCCTATAGGTATCCTCACATTTGCTGATAAACTGCTTGACTGTATTCATCTCCGATTTCGTCATTCCGGACAGTTCTCCGCATTCCACGATCCAGTACCCCTGCAGCAGCTCCGCGGCTTCTTTGCCTTCAAAAGTGTACAGAGAATCCGTATACCACTTCATCCCCAGCATCCGCCAGAACGTGCTCTTGCCAATCCCCTGGGGCCCGGCCAGGATCAGCATCTGGTCGAACTTGATGCCAGGATGCATAAGCCTGGCAACCGCCCCCACCAGGCATTTCCTTATGGCTTCTCTTGTATACACGGTATCTTCCGCGCCGAAATAATCCGTCAGCAGCGTATCCACACGGGGAACGCCGTCCCAGCACAGTGCCGTCAGATAGTCGCGAAGGTAATTCACCCTGTGATTGAGCGCATATACGGCGAATCCGTCCAGGACGCTGTTTTTGGTGGATATCCCATAATGGGATTCCATATAGCCGCGCAGTCCGGAGTCATCGGCATCCTTCCACAGCCGGTGCCGGCCGTCGAATTCAAATTTCTCCCATGGAAGGCGGCCGCACACCATGGGCCGGTCACTGAAATCATCATGGTATACCTTTCCTTTCAGCTGCGGATCATTCTCCAGGATTACCTGGACATTCATCACCGTCGGAAGCGGCCTGCCCGTCTTTGGATGCGTCGCCAGCTGCTCCAGCCAGTTGAAATCTTCGTCGGCAGTGTTCACCGGGCTGTCAAAGCTCTGCACTGCTTTTTCATACCGTTCCCGGTTCAGTAGCTGGGCCACCGGTTCAAGCGCGGCCGCAAATTTACACATGGACAGATATGACGGAAGATTGCCGGCAGGGGTTTCCGGTTTTGCATCGGCATCCTCATCACCGAACAGATGGAGCCTCACCATGTCAAAAGCATTACACAGCTTCCCGCTGCAGGGATCCGTTGCATGGTGACTGTATAGGAACTTTCCGTCTTCGTACAGCACCGCTCCGCCCACCGTGGAGCCTCCTGCATAGGTATAGCGCCCATCCACGCAGGGTTCATAGGTGCCCGGTATAAACAGCTCCATTGCCGCCTCTATGCTGTAACAGCGGCAGAACGCGCCGACCACGCCCCCTTTCTCAAGCGGATCCCCTTGTTTTTTCGCGGACCGGTCCCTGATTTTAGCAGCTCCCGGCACCTCCGGCCACTCCGCCACATTTCGCCAGTCCCGGTACAGCCCCAGCATCCCGGCCCTGGACAGAAAAGGCTTGTCCCCATACAGAAAGACAAATTCGCTGTCCGCGGAACAGCTGGGCCAGTACATCAGACGCACCGACTCG